CAGAACTCGCAGCTCTGGCGAGTCCAATGGCCCATTCCCAGATGCGGCTGCGCTTTGCTGTCGACCTTCGACCATACGAAGGCCACAGTGACCGGGCGGAACCCCCAAGCCTCGATCACGCTCGTGGCACATCCGCTGACGAGATGCGTCCCGGTGGACCAGAGGAAGAGCGCGGCATCCTCCGCGAGGATCGTCTGCACTGGAAGTGTGCGCACGTCGCGGGGGCGCATGCGCGCATAGGTCGCCGGACGGTTTGCCTGTCGGTCTCGGAATGGCCAGGGAGGATCTGCCAGCACAATACGGTACCGGCTTCTAGGGAGGCCGAAGGCGTTAGGCATGCTTCGCCTTCCGCTCCGCCTCAATCGACCGCAGGCGCATGTGCAGCAGCATCACCTCGCGCTCCAGCCGACGCGCGTACTGCTTCCAAAACCATGGCCGGTGGCGCCACACGGGCAAGGGCAGCTGCTGAGGCATGGGAGGCTGCACATCCTGACGTGGGAGAGAGATGGCGGATGTCATGGGCGGCCCCCAGGTCTCCGGAAGTAGTCTTGGAGTTCGGGAGGCAGCCGCTCGATGCGGTCGCGGTACCACTCGATCTCGGCCACCGGGTCGAGCGGCTTGCGCTTCTGGGGTGTCTCGTAGCCAAGCCACTCACAGAGCGTCGCCAGGATGGCGCCGTCGACATCGCGCAAGAGCAGGTCCGCGATCTCTACCGGCCGAAGGAAGTGGCGGTCTGTCTGCGCGAGCTTTTGGCCGACGATGCCGTGGTGGCATTCCCAGTCCGTCGCCAGTACCTTGATGCCCACGGCTTCGGCCACGCGCCGGAATGCCTGGCGCATACGTAGGCATAGCTGCTCTGCGCGCTCCCGATCCCCAAGGGAAAGAGGCAGCTGCTCCATCATGCGTGCCACCTCGTGAAATTGGCACGCACCGGCACGCAGTCCGTAGGGTGTACGCTTTTGGCATGGGCCAGCATCGAAAACCCCCTGTGCGTCGGTTATGCGGCGGACTTGGAACTACGACGCTTGGGCTCAGACACGAGATCGGCGACGGAGCAAGAGAGGCCCTTGGCGAGCAACTCCAGCGTGTCTGTCGTGATGTTCGTGTAGGCCCCGGCCTCAATGTTCCCGATGTGCGGTCTGGTGATCCCGGACGCTTCCGCGAGCTGCTCCTGGGTCAACCCAGCCTCTGTTCTCAGCCTCTTCAGATTGGATGCGATGTGCATGATCCAACCTGTAAACCATGCATTACAGGTAGTCAAGCAAATTCAACGGGCGGTTGTAACGTGCAGTTCTCTGGTGGCCACGGCGGAACAAAGGGTAGCCTGCCGCCAATGACCTCCCAGAAGAAGAACCCCAACACCCTCGTCGTCGCCGCGAACGTGCGGCGGGTGCGCAACAAGCTTAGGTGGTCGCAAGCCAAGCTCGCTAAGATTTCCGGGATGACCCGCGAGGGGATCGCCTATGTGGAAACCGCGGCGCATAAGACGGTGAAGTCGTCGACCATCGAGGCGATTGCTGCCGCGTTAGGCGTACCACAGGCCGAACTCGTCACCGCCCATCCCTCAATGGCCAAGCCGCTGCCAGCGATGAAGTCGTTCCTTTCCTCGAATTGGATCGAGGCGCTGAGGCCAACGGATGATGAGAAGCGATGGCTGTCGGCCTTGCCGATGATCGTCTATGATGGGCTTGAGTCCACAGATGAGGCCCTGGCCGAGCTGCTCCAGTGGCGACGGAGACAAGAACGGAAAGGGGAGATCAATGGCCCTCGTAAGGTGCAGTGAGTGCGACAACGAGATCTCCGACAAGGCCGCGGCTTGCCCGAGGTGCGGATCTCCAACCGTTTCGCCTCAACCGGCAGCCGCAAATCCGCCATTGAAACCCCAGCAGCCGAAAGCGGCGAAGCGCGGTGATTTCGGCACCGCATTTGTTGTCGGGCTCGTGGTCGTCGTCGGCTTTGTCTTCGTCGCTTACAAATGCAGCCAGTCAACCAGCGAAAAGGAGGCGGCGGCAGCAGTGTCCAAAGAGGAGAATGACAGATTTTTCAAATATGTCGGCGACCGCGTCGATGCTCGGAGTTGGGTCTTCTCGGAATGGACACTCGAGGAGTACACCCGTCAAAACGTCCGCATCTCTCTTGAATATGCAAGACCGCCGGCGTTCGGCGTTCCCATGGATGAGAGTGCCGCAGTGGGCCGGATCGTGCTCGACTATATAGTCAAAAACCTGAAACGGCGGCCCGCTCAAGAGAACCTCGGCGTCTGGATTTGGGCGCGACGTCATTTCAAGGGCTCGACCGGGGAGGGCATGGTTGAGGTGTATGGATCCAGCGACTACAATCCAAACAAAGACCGAATGGAATGGAGCCCGAAATCCGAGTGAGTGCGTTGCGGCCGAATCACCTGACGTAATGGATGAGCAGGACCGTGGCCACCACCCCGACGGCGATCCCGACGGCGCCGCCAATGAGCCCGATTTCGACCTTCCCGAGGAAGCCGATGTTCTTCGCCCTCTCCTGCTCGAGCTGGCCCTGCAGGTCGCGGACCTTCGCCGCGCCGTCCGCCTTCTCTGCCGCGACCGCGGCGTCAAGCGCTTCCTGACTCAGGTCCGGCAGCCGGCGAAGCACGACCATCTCGGCTGCAACGTAGGCATCAAGCGGGCTCGGCAGAAGGACACCATCCGGCATCATGATCGGGTGCGGCAGGTCCGCTGGCGGTGGCCGTAGCGTCGGCACGAGGCCGATGCGCGCCGGTGGGATCACCAGGTCGCCGAAGTCAGCGGCGGGTGCTGTGGTCAATGCTAGCGCAAGGATCAGTAGCTGCACTTGAGGCCTCCTTGTTCACGTCTCCCACGTGTCTGCGCAGATTCGCGATGGCCAGCTCCTTGGCCTGTTCAGCGAGCGCCTTCTCCGCTGCTTTGCGCGCGTCGTCAGATTTGCGGAGCGCGCGACGTCCCTTGACATCCGAGATCCACCCGCCCGCCTGCCCACCGAGCGCGAAGACCGCGCCAAGGATGAGCCCGAGAGCGGCGAGTAAATACTTCCACCATTTTTTGAGCCAGGCGATCATGGGGCGACTCCAATATTCGCGTCGGGTGGGAGCGTGCCGGTCATCACGCTCGGCACGACGGGCAAGCTGGCGCATGGGCCACGGATGGCCTCAGCCGACTTGATGAGCGCACTCCCCCCCGAGATCGGTACGAATGACCCCGCGAAGTGGAGCCACGCCTCTCCGCTCACGAGCCTGACCGCGACAAGCACGATGGACGCGGAGAAGGTGAGGCTGAAAGCGATGATTGCGATCCACTGGTTTCGGCCGAGAGCTTTCTTCCTCATGGCGACCTCCTAGTCGAGAATGTTGCGCAGAAGTGAGGCCAGCGTTACCGTGGCGGCGTTGGGGATCGTGACGACGAGGTTGTCGAGCTTGGAGAGCGTCGACGAGAGCCGGACGCGCGTCAGCTTGCGCAAGCTGACCTCGAAATAGCCAGCGGTCCATGCCGGGTGAGCCACGCTCGGCCCGGTCGTGATCGACGTCTCTCCGCTACTCAGCACGTCGTCACCGACGCCCTGCGGCGTCTCGGCCGTGAACTCGATCACGGCACCGTCGACGAGAGTGTTGGCCGCATCGCGCACTGTGCCGTAGAGCAGGCACTCGCCAGGCTCAGCGGTGCCAATGGGCACGACGGGGCCCGCCGTGAATGGCGCGGTGGCATCGGCCGTCACGACCAGCGTCCCGAGCGCAATCGAGTAGAGTGCCTTGGCCATGCGGACCTTGTAGGTCCCGTCATCGAGATGCGCGATGTAGTTGCCGCTGCTGTTCGTCGTGCCGCGCGTCAGCAGCGTCATGTTGGTCGAGTCGTAGACCGCCACATCAACGCCGTCGACGGGAGCACCGACGTTGTCTTGCACGTGGATCGTGATCTCTCTGAGGCCCAAGGGCTCAGCTCGGGACAGGACTTCGAGCGCGAGTGACCCGGGCACCACGTGGCCGCTCGTGATGACCTCATCCACGACCGCATGGGCTATCTCCTCGAGCGTCTCGTCCAAATTGATTAGATCCGCCTCAGTTGCTGGTATCGCCGCGAGAATGTCCAAACACCCGCTCGATGAAACCGTCGTGGAGCTCGCTGGCGTCGTGGGGTTGTCCGTCATCTCCCAGTCTATCTTGCCACCCTTCATGCTGGCGACCAGAGCGCCGGCCGGCAGAGGGTACGACCACATAGCTCCCACGAGGTGGGTCGCGGTCGGCCATGGAGAGGGTGCAGCCGACCATGCAGCGCCGTCCCAGTATTTCCCATCGTCGGCATGACCAGACTTTGCGAATCGAGCGAGGATGTAGATCGTGCCTGCTGTCACCGGCTTGCCCGTGGTCTGATCCACGAGGGAGCTGAGTAGGGTAGAGATCTGATCGACAAAACCAAACATCATGACCTCCTTACGGCCCAGAGCACACGGTTATTGCGGACCGCCGCTTGAGGGATTGACCACATCGCCGTTATCGGATCCGGCGTTGCTTCGATGCCGCCAACCGTGACCGTGGGGGTTGGCACCGACCATGTCGCGGCTACCGGATCTGGTGTCGCATTGAGAACGTTGGTGACGACTGGTGTGGTGACCGTCCACGCGACGTCGATAGGATCTGGCGTCGCCTCGATGCCGCTCACCGAGACGACAGGCTCAGGGACCGACCATGCGGCAGAAATGGGGTCGGGCTCTGCGACGATGCCGCTCACCGAGACGACAGGCTCAGGGACCGACCATGCGGCAGAAATGGGGTCGGGCTCTGCGACGATGCCGCCGACCGTGACGACGGGTTCCGGGACCGACCAAGTCGCGGCTATGGGATCGGGTGTCGCATTGAGCACGTTGGTGATGACGGGCTCAGGCACGGACCACGTCGCCGCGACGGGCGATGGTGTCGCGGTGATACCGCCGACCGTTACAGTGGGTGTTGGTACGGACCACGTCGCGGTGACGCTTGCTGGCTCTGCGGTGATGCCTCCCACCGTGACCGTGGGAGTAGTGACTGACCATGTCGCCGCTACAGGACTTGGTGTCGCCTCTTGCGCCACCGGCGTCAGCTCCCAGGCGATGTAAGCTTTCGTGCTCGCCGTGCCCATCGTGCAGGCGAAGGTGCCCATCGCACCCGCGGACGCACGCGCCCCGCTTGTAAAGCCGAACCCACCGCCGCCACCCTGAGCGGTCTCGTAGTTGAACTCCAACGTCAGGCCGGTGAGGTTGGCATTCGTCATCACCGGGACCTGGCCTGTATCGGAGTCGGCGCCATTGGTCGCGACACAACAGCAACGGGAGTTGTCGTGCGTCGTGGTTATGCCGGTCGCGAAACTAAACGATGTGTCGCTACTCGTCTCGGTCCCTATCGCATTGACGCCGATCGGCGAAGTGGTATCGACGCCGCCAAAAGCCTGAGTCGCTGCGCAACAGTGATCGCTCCCGGGGGTCACGGTCGGTCCCGTCGACCCCGACGTCCACACACCCCACCAGACGTACAGCTTTTCGCCGGACGCGACATTGATCGGGCTGCCGGTGACCACGTTCCAGGTCCCGACACTTCCATTCGCCGAGATCGTGCAGGTGCCGCCTGCGATGGTCGACGCGACCAGAAACACCACGTCGTTTGCGCTCATCCCAGTCGGGAGCGCTGGCGTTACGGCGCCGGTACCGGCTGCCTTGGCACTCGGTGTGCGTCGGGTGATCGCCACGGACTACCGCCTACGCGTTCTGCAGCGCACCCGCGGCGTTCCAGGTGATCGTCAGATCGCCGCCGTTGGTGAGCGCGGGGAAAATGCTCCCATCTACGTACGCCACCGGCACCGAGTCGGCATCATTCGTCATCTCGCGGATGATGGCCGCGGCCTTGGCGGTACCCGCGTTGATCGCGGCCCACAGGCTCGCGGCGCTGATTCGCAACTCCGCCCGGTGGCTGGCATCCACCTGCACGACGGTGCATGTCGCGAGGGTCTTCCGGCCAGAGCCCGCGAAGCCGCCCGTGTAGCCGGTGCCGTTTGCCAGCTCGGTCAGCTGCGACACCGTGGTGTGGGTCTCGTCGAATGTGTAGCCCGTGGCCAGGAGCATCACCTTGAAGGTGTGGGTGTCCCAGTCGAGAGCGCCGTTCGCAAATTTCACTTTTGCCACGTTGTACATGCCTGCCATTTCAAACTCCCTGCCGCTCAGTGCGGCGGTTATCTAGTCCCCAACAAATGCTTGAAGCGTGCGCCGGAGCCGACGGTGTGGTCGATCTCGAAGTAGGGTTTGTTGGCCACATTGTCGGTCGTGTAGTAGGTGACGTAATTATTCGCCGGGAACCCGTCCGGGATCAGCACAAACCCGTTATTGACCCGAGCCCCGTCACGCCAAGCGGTCGCCCAGGCCGGCGGAAGCTCCAGGGTATTCCACCCTACCGCACCCTGGTTGTCGTGCGTCGGCGGAGAGGCGTCGGAGTCGTAATCGACGCCACTGACGCCGCAGCCGGAGTGCCCGCCTAACCAGTCTTGGCCGGGCAGGTGGCTGGCGTGGTTCCAGGTGCAGCCGAGCCCGGTCTCCAGCCCGCCACTAAGAAGACCCTCGATCCAGGTGTTGCCGTCCTTGATCAGGTAGGCTTTCGAGAGAGTGTTCGCACCTCGGTCCGTGGACTGGTAGAACTTGAGGCGCAGCGCCGTGATCAGTCCGACCGGGATCTGGGTCTGGTCGAAGCGAAACAGCGTGTGTATCGGCGTGCCGTCGCCCCACTTGCCGACGTAGGTGACGTTCTGCGACCCCATGTTCCAGTCGGCTCGACCGAGCAGCGTGTAGACGTGCGTGTCGTCGATGGCCGTCGCGCCACTGATCACCGCCGTCGGGTCATACACCGCCGGCAGCGTCGCCTTGTCCAGGTCTGTGGCGTCGAGAGTCAGCACCAGGTCGCCGTGGTCCTCGGTCAGTGAGGCGCGCAACGGCTGAGTACCGTCGAGGGTCAGCGCAGTCTTCGAGCTGTCGTGGCCCCAGGGCGCCCGCGTTTCCATCACGGCTTTGCCGTTTCGGTCACTCCATACGGTCACGTTGCCGTCGACGCGCATCGTCAACAGCGGTGACTGCTCGACCTTCCAGCGCAGTGCCGTGACCTTGCGGTCATTGACGATGAGAGATTCCTTGAGCCGGCCAGGCGCGGTCAGCAGCTGCACGTCGACACCGTCGACCGCGTTGCGATAGAGCAGCGAGCCGTCGGGTTGCAGCTGGGGATCGACCTTGTTGCCATCGACCAGCGTCAGGCGCACCCACAGCTCGGGATGGTCGCTGGGAGCCAGGATGTAGGTCAGCTCGCGCGAGTCCTGGTCGCCAACCTTGCAGGTGAGGGCATTCGTCTCGCAGACGTGGGTTTCCTTGGCCATCCGGGTTGCGGTCATCGCGGCCGCGATTGACTCATAGACCCCTTTGGCTCCCGCCACCGGGTAGTTGAGCCAGTTACCGATTTTGCGACGGACGCAACCGGCGCCGAAGGACTGGTCTGTGAAATGCGGGCCGATCATTCGTCACCAGCTGGCCAGACCGCGCGCCTCAGCCATGTGCCCAGGAACACGGACAGCCCCGGTCGAGCGGCGACGAGTCCCTTGTAGAAGCCCGCATAGGCGCGATTCAGCTCCGAAAGTAGTGCCGAGGGATCGCAGCCATTCGTGGCCGCGAGGGTCGCCGGACCGAGGATGCCGTCGACGTCGACGGGGTTTCCCAGATAAGCGAGCGCTCGCTGCAGCAGCAGGTTGGCCTGGCGCGCGCCCATGTTCACCGCGGCGTCGAAGCATTTGGTGGCGACCGTCTGGTCGTTGATGCCGGCGTAGCCCTGGGGGTCCCAGAAATATTCGCGATAGAGCTGCTTCGCGCGCTCGGCCGTGATGGCGAGAACATATTCGCGGGACCACGGGAGGCCGACCGACCTGAGCCACCTCGAGCTGATGCCGTAGTTCGTCGCGCCACCTGGATCCCGGGGATCGTCGGCGAAGCCTCCCTCGTGTCTGAGGACGACCGCCGCCGCTACCTCGAAGTTGCTCATCGCCTTCTCCTGGTGATCCAATCGGCGGCCAATGCCGAGAGGGCGAGCAGCATCAAGAACAGCGCAATCATGCCAGCGTCCGCGCCGCTCACTTGGGGTCTCCTCTCGCTCGTCGCTTGCGATCGACGTTGGCCTTGGCCACATCGGGGCGCACCTTCTCAATTAGTACCTGGTAGATCGCGTCGGTTCGGTCGTCGATCACCGTGATGCGTCCCGCGGTTATCTCTTCCGTTTTCTCCTGCGCAGCGACGTGGGCCATGGCCTCGGACCGTGTCCAGAAACTGAAGACGGCGAGACCGGCCAGGGGGACAAGTATGGCGAGAGCCACGGCAATCTGCCCGATGGCGGATTTGGCCGAGCCGTTGCCGCGGTCGCTGCGCGCCTCCGGGATGATGACCTCATGCTCGCTCGTATGGCGGCGGGTGCGGCGCATGTGCGGCTCGGGGGCGCCGTTTTCGTCAACGTCCTGGCTCACGACTTCTCCTTGATCTTTGTCGGATCGAGCCGTGCCTCGATGCGCTCGACCGTGGCCTGCATTTCCTCATTGAGCACAGTCTCGAAGGTTTCGGTCAGCCGGCGGACTTGCTCCACGGGATACTGAAGTTTCTCCGCGAGGCCGTTGATCCTGAAATGTGCCGTGCGTACGGAGCGCGCCAGCCGAAAGACGAGATAGAGGCACACCGCGAGGCAGAGTACGTCGAGCGCCGCGAGCCAGAGGTAGAGGCTACTAACCATTAAGTCTGACTCCCGACCGAGACCCAAGTCCCAGGCTGGCCGGCGACGGTGCAGACTTTCAGGACGCCGGCGGTCGTCATGTAGATATCGCCGATCGCGTTCGGCCCAGTGGGTTGCGTGTCCTGGGCGGCTATATGGATTGCAGCCTTTACGGGGGACGTCATATCCCCGGATACATGAAGCGCGTAGCCCGTGCCTATGCTCCCTGCTTCGACTCCGTTGCCTGAGCCAGTAGAAACACCCACCACGCCGACACCTGTTGTGCATGTTCCCGTGACGCCGCTCCCTGCCGTGGCTTCTCCACAGACACCGGCACCATTTGCAGCCGCTACTCCGTGTACGCCTAATCCAGTAGTCCCCCCTCCTGTACCTTTGAGGCCCGTGCCGTTTGTCGGACCGCCTGTCGCGCTAAACCCGGGGTTAGATCCAGTCCCCACCGGCGCATCGAGGTACTGGATCCACTGGTAGACGAGGTTCAGGATCCAGTTCAGGTACGCGAACGGTGGCTTCTCCGCGATCCACCCGAGCGCCTTCTTGCCCGCGCTCGGTTCGGTCACGGTGCCGGTCGTGGCCCACTGGGGAAGCGTTGTCGGTTTGGTTGCCATGTCAGGTCCCTTCCACGTAGGCGAGCGTCCCGCCGTCGCCTACGATGCTGTCGACAGATCTGCCGTAATGGAGATCCGCTGTGCCGTCGCTGAGAACGAAGGCCCCCGCACCAACCGCGAGAATGTGCACATCTTCCGCCCACCCGGTCGTGATGACGTGCCACGTTGTCCCGTCGCATGAGGAAAGCAGAGTGCCGGCGTCACCAACGACGCGGATCGACGATCCGCCGCACCGTATCTTGGTGAGGTCCTGAGTGGTCCCGCTCGTGCGCTCTACCGTGGGGTTGGGGTACTGCGACGTTCTAATCTTTCCACCCTCCCCGACAAAGATCCAAAGATCGAGCTGCGTGCAGTAGATGACGTCCAGGATCGCCGACGTCCCGAAGCCTGCCTCTACCAGGGTCCAGGTCGCTCCGTGGTCCAAGGAGATCGAACACAAGCCCCCGCTTCCAACGGCGATTGCCAAGGTCGCGCTGCCGGCCAGAGCCAGAATGTCCGTCGTGTCAAATTGCGACGTCCGGGCCGTCCAAGTGTCACCGTTCGGCGAGGTGGAGATCTTGCCATCTGTTCCCGCCACAATGAAGGCCGTGCCATCCCAGCACGAGCACGAGATTTCGGATGTGTCGAACTGGCTAGTCTTGGCGACCCATGTTTGTCCGTCCGCAGAGCGCGATAGCATGCCTGACGAGCCGGCGAGAACGTAGAAGCCTCCACCGTAGATCCCGGTCAGAATATGCTCGCCGGAGAACTGCGCATTGCGTGACGTCCAAACCTCTCCCGTGGGGGAGCTGGCGCAGGCGGAATTGTCTCCGCCGAGCACATACCCGGAAGTGCCGTAGGCAAAGCAGTTGATCACATCGGCGGCCGGATTCGTTCGTTCTGTCCATGCGGATCCGTCCGGGCTCGTGGCTAGTCGGCCAGAGGTGCTGGCTAAAAGAAAGAGGCCGCCCAGACAGTCCGCAGCACATCCGTAGGCCTCCCCCGTGAACGGCGAGATCGACGCGAAGTCGCCCAGGAGTCCCGCAAACCCTTCCGTGTCTCCCGTCGCCCCCAAGAAGCCGAAGACCGGCTCAGTCTCCCACCATTCGAGCTTAGTCCCAACGCCGCCTGAGCGCGCTTGCACGATGAGATCCGCGACGGTCGAGCCAGCGGACGGCAGAAGTGTGTCGATCTTGAGAGTCTGCGCGGCTGGGTACTCGGGGACATACTCGATGGTCTTGCCGGCGCCAATGAGGAGACGAACGATGGCGATGAGCTCCTCGGGTGTCCCGGTGGACAGATTGATGAGAATGCGGGCCGCAATGTGGAGCTTATAGGTGGCGTCGTCTTTGCCAAGCCGCGACTCTCCGACGATCTGGCCGATGCCATCGAGCTGGACGCCAACCGCCGCGCTCAGCCAGCGTTGCGTCAGCAGCTCATAGAGTGCGTCCTCGAGGTCCTGGTTCTGTTGCGCAAGCGCGGCAACCAGCGCCTCGATCCGCGCTTTGCCCTTGAACTGGCGCGCCAGCCTCGCTTTGGCGTCGGTGACGTGCGTTGTGGTGTGGCTCACGCTCATGTTGCAGTCACATCCACGTTGGTGGTCTGCCAGTAGGAGACCTCACGAACGCCTATCGTCAGGTTTGATCCGCCCGTCGGTGGATCGCTGAAGCCGATCCAAAGCTTCGTCACGTCCACGACCCCGGCCACGTCGAAGATGTGCTCGTAGAGCGCCGTGGTGATGACGTCGTCTCCGATGCCGAGAAGAGTCCCGTGATCAATGACCGCCTGCTTCACCTGGGCATCACCGTCCGCTGGGTAATCCGCATCCTTGGTGAGGTCGACGAGCACGTGGATCGTCTTGGTGGTCGGCCGCGAGAATTTGACCGTGTGAGTGAAGCCCTGCGAGTCCGTGACGGTGCCAGAGGTCGTGCCATAGGTCTGGATGCCGCCGGCCACGGAATCCCACAGGCACTCTCGGATCGCGGCATCAGTACCGCCGAGCACCACAGCCTCAATCGAATGAGGCGGGAGGCCGTCGCCATCCGTCGTGTCCGTCGGGTTGTCGAAGACAAAGGCCTCGGTGACTCCAGAGACCGCGAGCAAGTCGGCGCGGATGGCCTCGACCGGAGAAGTGCCCTGTGCCGTGAGAAGCCCCTCACGTCGGGTCCGCATCTCGGCGTTGGTCTCGATGTTGCGTCCCACCACGGCGTCGGCGTCATTCGTGACGCTATTCCAGCCGCTGACCGGCGTCTCGATCACTTCGAGGGTGCCAGCCGCGGCAACAATGGGCCCGGTGACCTCACATTCTGCGTCGCAATTCACGTCCGCGGCAGAGCCGCCGCTGTTCGTGACTTCTTCGGTGGTGACGAAGCGCACGTCAGGGTGTCCGGTCATGCTCACGATGCGACCGACCGGCAAAGTGACGCCGGCGTTCAGATTGCACTTCAGGACCGTCGTGCTTTCGGCCGCGGGCAGGCGAGTGCATCCCGTGATGGCGCCGACGCCCTCCAAGGATGCATCGGTCGCGGTGTCTGGGTACTGTGAGTTATACACCGCCTCGGCGACTTCCCAGTTCTGCGCCTCACGCTCCGAGAGGATGCCGACGGCCTGACCGAGGACTGACGTCGCAAGCAGGTTGATACTCTCACCCAGGGCCGAGCGCAGAGCGGTATCGATTTCATCCTTGATGGTGTCGAGGTCCTTCTTCACAAACCCTGTCGCGGTGACGCCATAGTTGGTCACAGGATAAACTCCTTGTCGAATGTCAGCGGGCCAGCGACGGTCTTCGCGCGGAAATGAATACTTAATGTGCGGGTCGCGCTATCGAGAGTGAGAGTCAGCTCGGTGATGGACTGCACGCCCGGCCTGCTGAGGATGGCCTTCTGGTGGATTTGGCGGATGACGGCCATGTTGGGCGCCTTCACCAGAATCTTCTGGAAGTAGGGCATGCCGATGTTTTGGTCGAGATCCCACTCGCCCTTGAAGAATCGCAGGCAGATCCAGATGTCCTGAGCTATCGCCTCGATGCCGTCGACGATGACGAGGTCGCCCATCTCGATAGCCAGGTCGCCTTCATGGTCGCCGGAGGTTTCGAGCTTGAGGTCCATCAGTCGACGCCTCCGCTCACGGTCGAGCTGCCGGTGGTGACGCCAGTGACGTCAGCGTTGGTCTTCACCTCTTCAAGCGCCTTCTGGATTGCCACGGCGATCACCTCAGCCATGGCCGTTGCAATTGCAGCCTCGGTTGTTGGCGGTGACGCGCCACCGAACTGCGCGACGAAGGCGTCCTTGATCGCCGTCTTCATTGCTGCCGTGGGCGTCGTCGTGATGGCCATCAGCTTGCCTTTGTCTTGGTTGTGGCAATGTCCGCCAAGGCGCCAATCAGAGAGGTCGGCGGGGAGATGACGCCGACTACCGCGCTTGGACCGATGGTCGCCGTCGTCTGGTGGGTGTGGCCATCGAACGTTGACTGAATCGTGTCGAGTCTCGACTTCGTGTAATCGGAGCGAGCGAGGAAGGCCGCCGCGTTCTCGGCGCCGATGTGGATCACGCCATCCGGCTTGAAGTGGATCTGCACGCCGCCGTCCTTGCCGATGACCATGTTGTCCGCGTGACAGTCGCCGATCGCATGTTGGTTGTCGTGGAGGCCGGGATAGAACACCGCTCCTGACATGCCATGCGTACGAAGGTCGCGCGGATCCTGCTCGCCGCCCATCTCCATCCACCGATCAATGTTGCGGTCGCAGACGAGGAGTGTTCCCGTGTCGCCCTTCTTGAGCGGCAGCGAGACGAAGAACCCGCCACCCGACAGAAAGGCCACAGGCACGTGGGGCACCACCGGCAGGCTCTCGATGATCTCGCCGTTCTCGGTCACGGTCCTATCCTTCAAGAGCGGCTTCACGTCGGCGGTCTGCGTGTCGACGTCATAGGACTCCACGCGCGCGGGCATGGAGACGCGGAGGGAGGCGAGGCCAAGATCCAGGCTCTTGCGAATCAACTCGGAGAGGTTCACAGCGGCCTCCCCTCGCAATCAGTGAACCAATCACCGCCGCCGGTGTCGCCAAGATGCGCGACCTTCGCGATGAGGTAGTAGCCGCCTTGCGGCTGGGCCGCGGATATGACCTGCACGCGGCGGTAGACCTTGATCTTGGGCCGGAGGAAGCACCGAAACTTCGTGAGTCCCTCCTTCCCCGGCTCCGGGGAGCCAATGAGGCCGCTATCAGGCCCGAGGCTCGGCACCGTCTCGTCGATGAATTTGCCTTTTGCGACGACCTCGAGCTTGCCGTCTTGCCATGAGCACTGATAGCCGGCGCTGCCCATGAGCTTGTTGAGCTCGTCCATGCTCCGGCCCGAGAGCACGACGCCGTTCGAGAATTCGGTCAGCAGGCCGCTGACGTCCTTGATTTCTCCGGACATGAGCTTGTTCACGATGCTACGCACGTCACCCTTCAGGGTTTTGATCACCTCGAGAACCGCATCGCGCCACTTGGTGCCCTTGCCCATGGAGAGCTGGATCCGAGATGTCTGGTAGGATTCCGCACCATCACCAAGTCGGAAGGTCGTGATCCAGTCATTGCCCTGGCGTTTCGTGCTGATGCCAGAAGGCAGAAGGTCGCCATTGAAGATCTCTTGGATGTCCAGTCCATAACCGGCTTGGAGGATGACGGGCACTCGTACTGGTCCGACGAAATCAGGAGCCTGGACGAACTTTGAGCGCGTATCCTTCGACAGGTTATAGACGCTGATTTCGGCTTTGTTGGGTTCCTGCTGGCCGTCCTTTTCAATTTTGAACGCGATGCGCAAGCCGTCGACCAGAATAGTGCCCATCTGGAGCGTGGCCCGGCGATTGAATAGCTCGGTCATGCCGCGGCCTCCTGGTACATGAGCTGCACGCGGTCGCCGAGCTCGGTAAGACCTGGGTCAACGCCGGTGCCGGCGGTATCGATGGCGACCAACGTGCCGGGTGGCTTACGCGAATCGGAGAT